CCTTGGATACAAACCTTATCAACCTGTTCTCGCAGGTGAACGGGTACTCGTCTTTGTGGATGAGCCCGCAAAACTGCATGAGACATGAGTACGCCACTTTGCAGAACAATCTTGTAGCAGTGAAGGAGTGAAATGACCGACTTAAACCCCTCGTTCAGTATTAGTGACTTTGAGGACTACGGTACCACAAACCTTTACCTAACTGCCGAGCAACTTAACTCAGTAGCTCTAACCGAGAGCCGTGTAAACGACCAGCTTGACTGGCTCGCCCAGCTTTTGGGCTGGAGCGGTCCTGAATACTGGGCCAATCTTGCCTCAACAGTGACCCAAAAGCGAGACCTTTTGACGGGGTCCTTTGGTGTGTACGACGGGTATATTCACCCGGAAGTTGTCGAAGTTCGCAACTGGGACGGCACAGTAATTATAAAGGCAGACCCACGAATACAGGCGGGCCAGACCTTTTACTTGGGAGACTACTCATACTTGCTGAAAGGATTGTCTCAAGATGGGTCCAATTATGTCCTAACCTTCGAAGGTTTGGGAGAGCAGTTCTTCACTGATCTCTCGGAAAATAAGCAGCTTAAGGTGATAGCTCCTGGCGCTCTGCCCAGCCCATTCTTTCGCCCCGAGCCTGGCTCGACCGCTGACGCTTCCTTCCTTTGCGAAGTCCAGGGGTCTGACCTTGTCTTATTCCCGAAACATGACACAGCGAGGACTCTACCTTACAAGTTTAACACATTTGTAGCGGGTGCACGGTACTTTTTCAGCCTCCCTGTAACTTTTACCACCCCGTTACTATCGATCGATCCAACCTACGATTTTTCGAGAGAGAGCTGGTACCTTGATATCCCCCCAGATCTTTCCTCTAACGGGTTCGGTCTCGAAGGGGAGCTAACGTACGAAAGTTCCACCTTGCGAGTGAGGGTATCCCCTTGGTCAAACCCTTCTGACTGGGCCACTCGAGAAAAGATCGATAACTTTTACGGAGTATGGTCGAACAAAGGTGGCAAGCTACCATTTAATTTTGTTTTCGACGCTTTGGGCATCCATGGGTTTGACGAAAGGTTTTCAGTCCACACGAGCGTCGTCGATAAGTACGTAAGTTTTTACGATTTCTTGGCTTACATAGAAAGTGAGAACGGTGGGCCAGTTCCTGACTTCGGGAGCTTTGACGCAGCTGTAATTCACTGTGACGGAGAGAGGGTCTTTGAAGGTGTCTCTCACGTCTCAGACAACTTTCAGTTTCTGTACGATATTGACTCCCCGTCTCAAACTTTTCGCTTTGTTTACACACCCTTGACTTACACAGGATCTGTGGTAGGCCCCGTAATAAGCATATCTGACTCTCTAGCATCCAATTTCAACTGCAAAATATCCGACCTTGTACTCAGTGGCCGCACTCATTATATGTCTCCGAATGTGGCAGATAGCGGAACTCTCTTAAGGCCATGGAAAAGTGAAGCTTTGCAGGTAATTAGCTCTCCAAGCGAACTTGAGCTTCTTCGGAGCCCTAACTCTCTTCGGGCCGACACAAACCACGGGCCTAGTGACTCGAATTGGGAGCGGTACTTTGTGCGCCTTCCACCTGAGTATGGAAGAAACGATAGTACATGGCAAAAGGTAAACCTTGTGTGCAAGAATTTCGGGTACTGGGGCTCGTCGCTCAACCCTGAGAAGATGTCATGCCCCCCGGGACAGTCGGAGCCACTTGTGTACGAACAAGTGGTTTTGTATGGCGGTGAAAAGGGATTGCTGCCGTTTTTGTACTCAGAACCTTACCTTTTCTCAGACATTTTGTACGGTCAAGGGGCGTCGGACGACTACGACAATTCGGATATTGCCCCTGGTTTTGACACTCCCTACGACGACTTTGATGAGGCCGAACTGGTGAGCTACGACCTCCTTCATAATCGCACAGTAAACACATCCTTGCCTGGGGAGACTTACGGTGACTGGGACGGGGAGTACTTGCGCTCGTCTTCCTCTGAGAACTTACGTGGCTTTCTTGTCAACGACCTCAAGGAAGAAACACTCGAAGTCGTTCCAGCACCATTGTGGGACGCGAGCATTTATAAGTATCCGCCAATTTGCAAAGATGGGGGTGCCTCGTCAACTGTCGACGCGAACCACTACAAAGTGGGGTACTCACTATTTGCAGCCGATCTGTCTGCGTCAGAAGAAGGCGTTTTCGACTTTGAGACTTGACGGGTAAAAACTCTTAGCTACCTCACTGAAATGACCACACGAAGAAAAAGTACTCCCGACACAGAAACAGTTCCCCCAGATAACACCGAGGAGACAACCACTGTGACAACTGCACCTGAACACCCTATCGAGGAACTAGGCGAGTCTCACATGGAGCCTCACCAGGAAATCCCTCAGGAGGACCACCCTGAGGCAAGCTCCGAGGTGCCCCCTGTGAAAGAAGCAGAGGCGGCACTACGACCACCCGCACTCGCTAAGCGACTACCGTCAAAAAACACTCCGAAATTTTCCCTCAAGATACGGTAAACTATGCCCCAAAGCCTGAGAAACATTCCATGGATTCGACAACAGGCCGAGATGGCGAAAGCCATCGAAGCCAACGCAAGGTACGCCGGGTCACCCAGGGGAACTGTTCGTGGGACCATAATTAGTGTTGAAGACCCTGAAGACTTGGGAAGAGTCAAGGTGCTGTTCGACGCCATGAATCCTCAGGATATCCCGTCAGTCGAAGGTGCTGGGGAGTTTTCTCTACCGAGGCCAGGAGAGTCAAGCAACTTGTCACACTGGCTCGATGTTTCCCCGGCATTTAAGGGAAAGCAGCCGAAGACACTCGAAGGAAAGAGAGTGAATATCGCCCTAAGTAACGGAGAGTACCACTATGCAGTTTTGCAAGACGTACTGTACGATCCTCAGAATTTGACAGATGGCTCTCAACAAGCTCTACAGATTCCGAGCAATAGCACAATGACTCGGCTGCCGATATACGAAGCTGGCGGTCTGCCCCCGGCATGCAAGGAGAACCACGGCTGCACTGTTGTTGAAGAAAATGGTCCAATGAACTCAGATTGGGTGTGTATTTGTCTGAAGAGAGACGGACAGTACATTTGGGTAAGGCACGCAGATTTAGCGCACGGGCACGCAGGCGGAAACGATGTTACATCGCAGGTTGACTCTGCTGGAAATCGTCTCAGCCCTGGACAAATGGCTGCAACATACGACCACGTCTTTGTTACAAGTCATCAGGAAATGAAAAAAGAGGGGCGAACCGGGTACTCTACTGCCCCTGCCGGTAATCCTTGGGGGTCTGCTGCAGCGTGGGCACCGCCCCCGATGAGCACGATACAAGCGTTCAAGTTTGTGGAAGGGCCTTTGTTCAGCCAAGACACTGCCCTTAGCTTTGCACGAAATTCTGGGTTTATCGATAATATTACCGGGTCGTTCATAACCACCTACAACCCTGAAATTCTCGCTGCAGTTGAGAGTGTCCCAGGGTCGAATTTTACGAAGACGGCGATTCAGCAAGCACAAAAAGTTCTAAACTTCTCAGAAGTTTTTAGAAAAGTCATAGCAGACCCAACTGACTTTGTGAAAAAGGCAGCAGAAAAGTCTCTGCCGTCCTATGTCCCTGGAGCAACCAAGTTTGTTATTTCGACCCTTCAAAATCCTGCGGCAACAATAAAAACTGTTTTCTCTAAGCTACCCTCCTTACCAAACCCATTCAAATGACTTTCACCGAGGATTACGACCCAGGCTTTGTCAACTCTCCAGGGTTCGGCCAGAGTGCTACAAACCCATTGGCACCAGTGTTCTACAAATCTCTCGGAGTAGTTGAGAACCTCTGTGTATACGACTCAATTTACGCGGCCAACTCTGTAAGTGCCCACGTTTCTTTCTCCATCGGAAAAAGCTTCCTGAGTCAGGAAAGATTCTTTGTTGCTGTACCCACAACTTTTCTTGAACCGGTGACTTGCGAACAGGATCTGAGAGTCGAGGCGATAACCAACACGGACAGACTTATTGTGGACGGAAAAGAGTACCGAGACCGGGTTATTGTCGCTAGGAACGGAACTTTCCACGCACTGGTGAGAGTCTAATGGCAGTACGTCGCCCATCGGTCTATCGCCAAGGGGAATTTATCTTTCAGGACTTCTTGTACTTTCAGGACGGGGCAAGTGAGCTGCGGTATGTCCTAGGAAAGTATGATGGGGAGCCCTACGAGTCCGTTGCTCAAACTTTCGATCACCCCGCACCAGGTTTAAGGGGAGGGAGCATAGTATCCCGAATAGACTACACAGTGAGCGGTAAGTTGCTCACGATAGACAATTGGGAAGTCAACTGGAGAGACGAGTGGCCCCTTCGTCTGGCCTTCCAATTCCTTATAAATTGTCTCTACTCTCCAGCTCAAGGATACTCGGTGCGAGCCCATAAGGATATATACTCGTTTTGGGTGTCCGAGAACCTGTTCCCTGTGTCGAACGACCCAAAAGATTACTTGCTGCGTTGACTGCTTTGTGAGTTTCGCCCCGTTACAGGGTAAAACCTTGTACAAGGAAAGAGTCGAATGTCAGTACCGCAGATAAAGGAGGCCATACTCTCAGCACCAAGTACGGTTGTCCTATACTTCGATAGCCCACTTGACACTCGGGTCAGTGTCCCCATAAGTTCTTTCACTGTGAACTACGGCCAGTACGGAGTAGAGACATTCGTGTACTCCTCGGACACAATGGTGTCCCTTGGCCTAGACAGCTGTTTGTCTGCTTGGGACGAGGTATTTGTTTCCTATGAGCCCCCCGTCGCCTTAGCGTCCTGCATGAGAGGGCCAGTCCCCCCCACAGCCAGTGATGTTGTCAAGAAAAGAAACGCAGTACGAGGCTTTTACCGAGTTTCAGTCAGAAACACGCTCACACCGAGCGAACAAACGGAAAGCTCTCGCAAAGGTTCCAACCTTGGGCAGACCATTGGCGGCTACGGCTATCCGCATCAAGATCGCTCAGGTGTATTAACTCCGAACAGGTCTGACCCGCGAAGTGCGTCCCCCGACGACTTCATTATCGCGTACGGACTCAAAGAGGCCATACAACTTACGAACATTGACGACGCGAGTGCAAACTCGGTGAATGTTGCCAAGATGCGAATGGCAATCGAGGATGCAAACGCTCTCATAGACTCATACATTGAGCAATCAGGGAAAGCGGGAAAGGTGCTAATTACGAGTAACCGCCGCCGAACAGCTCTTATTATAGCTCGATACTACCTGGATAATGTTCGGCGAAGAGAAGATGTTTTCAAGGACTACACTGAAGCGCTAAAGCAGCTCGACGCCGAACGAGAGATGACGTCGGTTCGTGCAGGCCATGGCGATTCAGCTATCGACACCAAAGCGGGAATCATGCGTTCTTGGCGCGTTCCCCAACGGTACAACGGAGTTTCAGGTAAAGGTTTCGGCGGATGGAACACGGACATGGCGGGAGACCAGGCTCCGGACTTTCGTGCTGGTTTCGGGGCAACGGGGCAAAACAACTCTGAAACTAACTGGATCTCAGCACGAAACTACGAGGACTTAGGTGGGACCCCGCAAATTACAGAGCCGAACGACGCAGGTGGCTATCGCGTTAACGGCTCTGATACGATCTACCCTTAAGTCCTAACCTAAATGGAACTGAATACAATAACGAAAATAGAGCAATTCCTCTGCGACTCTCTTATTGCCTCCCCCCTCATACCAATTGGGGTTAATGTATTGCGTTTGGCTGACGCGGTTGAGAATGAGGGCGTTGTAACTCAGACGAACAACATTGTTGTGCGCTACGAAAGCTCAACAAGCAATGTTAAGAACCGAGTGCCTTTCATATACGAAGACACTCTCAATTTCGAGCTTAACTTTTCGTGCCAAAACTACCTGACGAGTTCAGGGCACGACTTTGCCACGCAACTCCTAATGGGCGCAAAAATCACACTGTCGGGAAGCGCTCCTTCAGGCGCTTACGTGCAAGTTTTGGAACCTTTTCGCTGCTCTACATCCCAGTTTACAGGCTTAAGTCCCGAGTCCCAGTACACCTACACTCAAAACTGGTCCGTAACCATAGAGGAAACCCTGCCGTATATAGCACTCGACCCTTGTGTTCAACGTGGTGATTGCCGACAAATTTTCCCCACACGAAATGTCCTAACTTCCTTGCCTTTGGCGGGTGTCCTCGATGAGGCAACAGGGAGTGTATATGTGCCATGGTACCCTGAGATGAACCCCCTAGAGGCAGAGTTCACGGACGCACTCGGAGTGCAGTGGAGTGAAGAACTCACGCAGTCAGGAGATTGGGTCTATGTATGCAGCCCGAGTGAAGTATTCCTCGAAGACCCTTTAAATCAGCCAATCTACTTATTAAGCAATAAGAATTTCACGGCGGACGGTCGCTTGGTTGTAACAATTTGGAACGCCACAACAAAGCAGCCCATAAAGGAAGTTTTCTATGTTGACTCTGGGAAAAAGCTTGCTCGTTACGCTGTGGATCTTTGGAGGAACACGGTTTCTGGTGCGACTAAGGGGGGGATAGACCCCCTAAGTGTGAAAGATGCGTCCTGGTCTTCGGGACTCACTTACGGGGAGTTCGCAGTTGTAAGGGGGGCGAATCAAACCTTGTACTCGGACCCTCTGGACCCGAATGGCAAGTTGCAAACTTTAATGGGCGGAGCACTCGTCGGTGTGAAGCCAGACACGTTTATTCAAACACCGAGGGGGCGGTTCTACTTTGTAGCTCAGTCTCCGCAGGGTAAAGGTTGGTTGGTACAAGATTCCTTCGAGCTTGCGTCAATTAACTCCCTATGGAAACTCGGCTGCATTCCTTGTGAGGGTGGGCCAAATCCCCCAAGTCTCTGTTAAGTATGGCAACTCCCGCACAACTCTGGGCACAGTACGACGTTGCTGTTAAGTCCAACAATACAGCCTTGGCACAGGCGATCCTTAAACAATTGCAAAACTTCAAGAGTTACCCAACTTCAAATACAGGGTGCTCACGATGCAGAAAAACACTATGACAACAAGTTCGAACGACAAAATTTTGAGGCAGAAAGAGACCCTTGCCGCAGCAGCATTGCAGGTTGCTGAAGACGCTCTTGAGTTACTTCAAGACCACTTGGAGGAGTGTAGTACTCGGGATCTTGTGACGGTGTTCAACTCGGCTGTGAAAGCACACCGCGAGATTGTGTCGGATATTGTGAGTCTGACCGATTCGGAGAGCAAACAGGAGCAGATCCTGGCGAAAGAGTATAACGGGACACTTACGAAATTGCTGAAAAATCTTGAGTGAGAGACCCGTAAAACGTATAACAGTGTAATATGAACTTTCGCCCCCCGTCTATAACACACGCTTCTCAGTTAGAGGAAAAATCCCGGTGGAGAAAATATACGAAAGGTATTCGAGAGCTTGAACTTCTTGAGGCACCTCGATCTGTAATTCAGGAGTTCAGGTTCAAGGCTGCCCGAGATTGTTTCCTGGCCTTTTGTGATATCATGAAAAATGGGGACTTAAACGTTTCCCCCTTTCACGAGATTATTGCAAGTGCCTTTGAGGATCTTTTCGAACGTCGATACAATCGGCTTATTATTTCGTGCCCCCCGCGTTCAGGAAAGTCTATGCTTTCCACTATGTTTTTAGCGTGGTTGCTCGGAAAAGACGAAAGAACTCAGCACATCTTGGCTTCTTACGGTGCTTCCCTATCTCAGAAGTTTCACAGAGAAGCTGTCGTAATGATGAAGACTCCCTCGTTTAGGAAGGTCTTTCCTGAGTTTTCAGGATTTAACCGTGACTCGAAATATGATTTAGTGGGTGGTGGTTATGTACTTGCGACATCCGTTGGAGGTATTCTCACTGGGTTCACGTCTGGAACCATAGACATGGAATCCACGGGTATTGGTGCAGCACTAATTGACGACCCATTGAAATCTTCTGACTCTAAAGCAGCGCTGGACAACTTAGAAAGTTGGTGGGCAGAGCAAATGTCCACACGAAGAACAAACCACTACGCTCAAGTTATTATAGCAACCCGTTTTCATGAAAAAGACCTTCACGGGGTCTTGATGGATGGAGATGGTTTATACGACCCGGAAGATAATCCTTTTGGATGGAGGTGGATAAACATAGCAGGGCTCTGTGAGGACCCTGACAATGACCCTCTAGGTAGAGAGATGGGAGAAAGCCACTGGCCCGACAACCCCGCTTTCTCTGTTCCGATGCTTGAGTCCCAGAAAAAGATAATGGGTAGCTTTAAGTTCGCAGCACTTTACCAAGGGGTTCCTGTATCGGCTGAGGGACAGATTGTAAAGAATAGCTGGGTCAAGGTAATTGAGGAGGAAGACTGCCCTACCCTGGACGTTGTATGGTTTGGAGTTGACTGCGCTTTCTCCGAGCGAGAGAAAGCAGATGAAAGTGCGATCTGCGTCGCGGGCATAAACACTCGTAATCCAGATACTGTTTACATTCGTGAGATTGTTAAGGGTAAGTGGGGCTTTCCTGACTTAATTGACTCAGTAAAGCAGCATTACACCCTATACAACGCAAAAGTTCTGTGCATTGAAAAAGCAGCATCGGGGCACTCTCTCATTCAAATGCTGAAGCGAGAGGCTAAGATACCTATTGAGGAGATGAGGCCGCTAAAGTCAAAGACGACTCGCCTTCAGGCAGTTTGCCCTTTACTTGAAAACCATCGCGTTATACTGGTTCGAGGACTATGGACTGACGCGTTCGTAAAAGAACTAACGTCTTTTCCGTACGTTCGCCACGACGATAGTACTGACGCCATGGTATGGGCGCTGACTTACTACTCGCTCAAAATTGACTCCGTTGACCGGGGCATACAAGACTCGATCATTCAGAGTCGAAAATGGGCTGGTGACCTACGCAGACCGATGTTCAGAGACGGTCACTCCTACGGTGGGCTTTTCGAAGAGCGAATTGTATCGGTCGGGGGACGAAGAGTCCCCCGCAGTACGGGCTTAAACGACCCTGACCCCCAGTCTGCCGAGACACTTGATAGGGGCATTTTCCGGGGTGGCCGCAGCCGAGGTCTTCGAAGTGGGTCCGGCTACGACCTTTTCAATTAGTTTACTTCAGGTTTCGACCCATGGAGTGAATTCCAATCAATTTCAACCAACCACGTAAAATGAAGTCTAAACACCAGAAAGTAACGCATGCTTCCCAGCTAGCAGAGAGCTCAAGCTGGAGGAGCTACCAAAGAAAACTTCTTGAGCTGAAACTTGAGGGGTTGCCTCAAGAGGCTTACACTAAGGAAAGTGCAAAAAATAGCTTTCTTGCTTTCTGCGATCTTGTGTCCGATGCAGGAGGTTTCGCACTCGAAAACGCACCGCTCGATGCAAAAGCGTACGAAGTGATAGGGTCCGCCTTTGAGGACATTGCAGAAGGAAGGTACCCAATTCTCCTCGTGTCAATGCCACCACGATCAGGAAAAACCACTCTGGGGGTTCACTTATTGTCCTGGCTCTTAAGGAAAGACTCTACTGTTAGTCATGTAGTAACTTCTTACGACCAAAGTGCATCCAGATTTGCAGCAAGTAGGGTGAAGGAACTGATTAGTACTCCTTCCTTTGGAGGGATTTTTTCTAAAGTTCATTTGGAACCGCACCATGTTTCGCCGTCTGCTCCTGGGAGTTCTGTGTGCGGTCTCGCCTACGGGGGATTCAGAGGGGCCGGAGTTTGGTTGATCGATGACTATCATAAGTATATGGGCAATGGTGTTAATAGTGAATGGGTGGAGCAAGTTGGAACCCTAGGAGTAGCGAATAGGGCCACAGTTGTTCTCGGGTCTCGAAGAGGTGAGGGAGACATTTTCAGCTACTTTCTGGAAAAGTACGGTGTCTTTGACCCTGTTCTTAACCCGAAAGGAGCCGTTCACATTAACTTGTCCGCCATCATTGAGAGCGAAGAAGAAGCCAAGGTTGACATCCTCGGCAGGAAACCTGGACAGAGCATCAATGATGCTAACACCACATTTAGCCCGAAGAATCTTCAGGACTTGCGGAAAACAATAGGAGATGTAAAGTTCTCGTGGTTGTACAAAGGGGTGCCCACTAGCGGATTCGGAGTCTACTCTGAGGTCCCACCTCTAGATAAGGTTATTATCTCTATTGACCCTTCTTGCTCACCCCTCAACGCTAACAAGACTGGGATTTGTGTAGCAGGGTCTACGAAGGAAAAAGACTGTGTGTACATTCTCGAAGCGTACCATGCAAATTGGAACTTGGAGACTGTTGGCGTAATTGTTTCTCTGGCCGCCAAAGCATACGGCGTGACAGAAGTTGTTATTGAGTCGTCTATGGCGAGTGAGCACTGGAGACAGTACCTAGAGAAGCTAGGTTTACCTGTTCGAGTGAGCAAGGAGAGAGTGGTGGCTAAGGCACTTGCGACCAATCTAATGGTAAAGTCGGGGAAAGTAGCATCCAACCCAGATATACACAACGTGTTGTTTAAAAGTTGGGAGTGCATTGGATCGTACTCAGATATAATGGATGCTATTTTGGTTAGCTTCATGGAACTGCTTCCACCTGCTGTTTAATTCCGGTGTAGATTGCGATTCGCAACCGCACAAAAAGTTGCTGTTGTTTCTCTACAGTTAAAATGGCTATTTCACCCACTGACAAAAACACTGAAATAATGCAGGAGCTACACGGCACTCGCTGCCTCATTACAAGTCCTTCCTCGGACAAGTACCTTCGTCAAGCGAAGACACGAAAAGAGTACCTGATTCCCGAAGACTCCTACTCTCGGTGGTGTGGCGGGGCCGACGGTTTTGATCTATTCGTAGAAAGGGTTCACGAGTGACTTGGACAATATAAGTCAGGCGAAAAAAAAGGGGGGGGGCCAGCGGGTAAAATCACTCGTAGGGTTTCCCTTTCACAATAAACTCTACCAAACGTTTCGAAGAGGGAGAAGGATTATGTAGTCCTGGTTATCAACGAAGAATACACGCTATCCACTGTTGTCAAATCCTCTTATACTATGTTGAAAAGTCGAGACAAGCGAAAGTCACGTCGCGCTGAAACAGCTCAAACGGTTGAACGTTCCTACGGCAGGGGTATGGATGTCATACCTTTCTACTCAAAGTCTGACCGCCAAGAAGATCTTTGGACTTCCTTAAACAAAAATACAGTCACCATAGCTATTGGACCCTCCGGAGTTGGAAAAACTCTTGTGGCTTTGTGGTGGGGTTTGACTGAGATTTCAAAGGGTAATATACAGAAAGTTTACTACATTCGAAGTGATGTAGGATGCTCTCATCAAAGAAGTAGGGGTGCCTTGCCTGGAACGCTTGAGGAAAAGATGAAACCTCTTGTTGGACCAGTATACGACAATTTGGTTGTAATGACTAAGAGTAGGGGGGCTGCTGACTACTTGGTTGATAAGAAAATTGTAGAGCCCACTCTTCTAGAAGACTTACGGGGAAGATCGCTAAATGAGTGTCTGATTCTTTTTGATGAGGCTTGATCACTAATTTCCTTGACGTGGTATCATGATTGAGACAAGGGGCCGAAAGGCCCCTTTACGCTTGAGAAGCAAACAGGGTAAAAAAAAAGGGGGGGGGGCGAGACCTGCGCACTTCCGTAGTCTTCACACTTTCAACCATGAACAAACTCGACCACTGTTACCTCGAAGCCCTCTCAGAAGCACTGAAAGGTAACTTAGGCGAAGCTTTAGAACTCCGCAATGAAGCGGATGCGTTAGCATCCGAAGGTTTCTCCTTCTCTGAGGACTACGGGAGTAAATACCCGTTCATTGAAGAGGCTGTAAATACCCTGATTAATTCGTACGAATTCACACGCTGTGTGAGGGCCAATGGTACTGCGTATGGTACAAAAGGGTCTTGTAAGAAGGGTAAGGAGGAAGCCAAAGAAGCCTCCTTACTGTTGAAAGGGAAAAGGTACTCCGCACTTGTAGTTACCAGGGGGGGCGACAGGAAGTGGTCAAGAGGATAGAAATGGTGTGTCTAAACCCTCAAGAACCCCTCACCAAAAACTCCCGAAAGTTACAAACGAGGAAAGAAACATAAGACGAGCAATGGATCGTCGTAGTTTGGCGTTGATGAAGCAAATCTCGAAAGAACTTGGTAAAGACGCGGGAAGTTTAGATGTTTTAAAGGAACTAAGCGAACGACAAAAAACTGATGAAAAATTTACAGCTTTACGTTCCAGAGCTGTAGAAATTGTTAAGGAACTAAGGGCACAACAAAAGAAAAAGACTGACCTTTGACTGGGGTTAAATGAAAGGGGAAGATGCCACTTGGCAGTGGGGTGACGAGCTACAAGAACGAAAGCTGCCGTCGCCCGAAGAACAAGCCGTAGCTGACGCCGAGCACTCACTGCGAATGGCAGCAGCGGGCCTGTGGAGCGGAAAGCGGATAACCGCCCTGAGCGGGGCGGTTTAGGCCTTTGCTTCATCGCGACAAACACGCTATAGTAATTGTATGGAAAACTCCCGCGCCATCTGCGCTGCTCTGCTTGACGAGATTCCCTACGAGTCCGCTACAACGTGCCTCGCACGTGCTGCACTGGAACAATCTGACGCGGGAATGCCGACGGAAAAGGACATCTTCGACCGAATTTCTTGGATGATTGACCAGGAAGTTATTGATAACGACTCTGGTGAAGTTTCTGAGACGGTAAGGGGAGTGATAGGTTTGTTTAAGGAAACACAGTGAAAATTAGATTCATCGGCGATGTACATGGCAAATGGTCGAAGTACAAGACGCTAATCAAAGGTTGCGACCGCTCTCTTCAAGCGGGAGACTTCGGAGTGGGATTTATCGACCCGAAGACCGAAAAGCCGCACAGCAGCCCACCCTACGACGCGATGTCAAAAGGCGAGCACTTTTTCGTACGAGGAAACCACGACAGTCCCGGTGCCTGCAAAAGACACCCTTACTGGGTGAAAGACGGGGGCTCGGTGTTCGGGCGCGACGACATTTTTTGTGTGGGTGGAGCTTACTCCATCGATAGGGACCGACGCACCGAGCGCTACGACTGGTGGCCTGACGAAGAGCTTTCTTACGGAGAGCTTTCCAACATTATGGACGCGTATGAGCTTGTGAAGCCGAAGGTTGTCGTCACGCATGAGTGCCCGGACTCTGTAATTTCCCTGGTTTGTCACAAAGTGGGGATGCACAAATTTGATATTCCTTCGGTAACACGAAGGTGTTTCGACAACATGCTCGAGACCCACAAACCGGAACTATGGATTCATGGCCACTGGCATCTAAATCACCATACGGTGTACAAAGGTGTGGAATTTATTGGTTTGGGGGAACTTTCCTTTCTTGACTTGGATGTCTAATCTATGAAAATTTTTGAGAGTTTGTACCGGGCGTTTTCTAACTTTGAGTCAACTGACTATGAGGTTGCC